GCCTTCAACAGCGTTATAGATTGCAAATACATCTTTTCGTATGTTGCAACAATATCAGGTTCACCTTTCATAAAGCGAATAGCTTCAATCAACGCACCGTTAAGTAGAGCAGAATCAAACTCTTCTCCAAGCCATGTAGTACCAGCCGTAACGATTGATTGAGGGTAATACCCATAATGAAGTTCTGAAGTATACCCCGTATCTGGGGTAGGTCCAACAATAAATGTGTCATCGTCAAAATATGCGTAATGTTTAGGTAACCCTGTAGCTGTAGGATTAGGATATGCTTCACGCATAAAGTTGACATCTTTATTTAGCAAGAAATGATAATTACCACTACCATCCACCACAGCTAAAGAATATGACCACAAGAAGTCAGAGGGTGTAGACAGATATTTAATGTTGGTAGACATTGTACCAGTCACATTTTTTCGTAGTGCAGGAATTTGCACTGTGTTGTATATTTTTTGTTCAGCCTGCTGTGTGAACATAGCGAGCTGGTCATCTGTAAACGAGTTTTCGCAGATGTCTTGAATATTGGTTTTCAGCTCAGTATAATTCATATCTTACCCCATTGGCCCTCGTGCAAATAGACCTTTAGTCGCTGCACCTGTGCCACGTATTTTGATTTTACCACCTTTGGCATAACCTTTTTTAGCCATACCACCTTTTTTAAAACCCATGTTTGCAACGACATCAGGTCTTTCTTTTTTTAAAGCTGCTAAACCTTTGTTTAACTTCTTAGCCATGATTCATCTCCTATGTTATACTTACGACAACTAAGCCTACCTGACCAGCGCCAATTAAATTATTAGGTGTAAGGTCATAAAGATCATCACCCCCACCTACAGGATTCCAACCCCATTGTATACCTCTACTACTATACTCTCCAGACTCGCCCAAACTTTGATCGGGTCGTGGGTCACGTACAGCCTGCGGATCATCTACAGGAAACTCTCCTAACCGCAGTTGCGGTTGATCTGCGTTCCAACATTCAGGACAAGCCTTTATGTTTGTGTCTTGCCCCTTAACAAAAAGATTACGCAATTCACGTAGTTTGTATTTAAACCCACATACGTCACAAAGCGCGTTAACCTTTTGAGAAGAAGCGAACCTGTTACTCATCAGCCAATCCTAGCAATGCGAGGTACAAACCGTGCCGAGGTTTTTTCTCTATCTTCTGAAGCAGCCATATCAAACTGTTCGTCATACACAGACTTTAACATCTGCACGCGATCTACCAACTCAGGAACTTTCATAGCTATATGATAAGCTAGACCTGCAACGAGGCAAGGGAAGAACCTAAAGTTCATGTCTGCTGTTTCCGTACCTGCACCTGCATCTTGTATTCTACGCATACGCCAGTAGTACAAGACATAATCATTGGTGTCTGGTACAGGCCAAACGTTAACGTGGGGTTCATCTCGCAGTCGTTCAACATACATTTGTATAGGACGCCCTTGTGATAACTTGTTTGGTATAGATGCGTATGTACTTACACTAATTCTGCTTATCGTAAGATCAGATTGTGTACTAGCGTTACCACTATTAGTACGTATTTGATGCTCCATTAAGTCTATAGTATCTGCTGGCAACGCGTACCGAGAAGTACCTTTTACTAGATTTACAGTGCCAGAGTCTATAGTCCACATGTTAATACCACGGTTCTGCCACTCAATCGTCATCAAGTTCATAGACCGCCTAGCCGTACGTAGATCATATCCTGAACGCATTTCACGTCCCGCACGTTCCCATGCTTCTTCAGCAATCTCCGTGAAGTCCATATTAAACGCTGTGGTACCTGATGTCGTCATGGTTTAATCCTTTTACGTGTACAACGTCTTTTTGCGTCTATTTTCTATTACCGCGCCACAACCCCGTGCTATATCGCGTTTCCGGCGAGCTAGCCCACCACCTGATAACTTAACTGTAGCAGCTTTTGTATTTTTTACTACAGTCTTACCTTTAGCGCCTTCGCGCTTCTTTTTCTTTGCCGTAGTGGCGCGTTCGCCCTTGCTCAGACTGTTAGCTTTACTACGCGGTAAACAACGGTCTGGGTTCTTCTTATCTTTAGAAGTCCCACACGCGCCTTTTATTTTACCGTCGGTACCAACTCTAACCCAGTCTTGATCCCGCCACTTCTTCAACTCACCCATTAGCTTTTCTTCTTTTTCTTGCTTTTACTACCTTTGGCGTAATTAGGGTCTTTACAGTATTTAGACGCAGCCATGTTAGCATAAGCGCTAGGGTAAGTATCAAACGTACGTTTAGCCCAAGACTTACCCTTGGAACATATTTTGCCGCCTGATTTGTAATACCTACGCATTAACGCATCTTGCAAACTTTGCCGCCACGAGCCAAGCCGTAACCACGAATTTTGCCACCTTTTTTATAGCCTTTTTTAGCCATACCACCTTTAGCGTAACCTTTTTTCTTAACCTTACCGCCTTTTTTCATCATAGAAGGCATGTTCATACGGTCTTCGTCACGTTTAGCTTTTCCACGCATTTCGTTAGCACCAGCAGATAAACGATTTTCTTGCGCTCGAGTGAGGTTAGTGTCCGCACGTTGTCTTTTGCTGTCGCCCGGCATCTGAGTTAAAGATTTTTTCTTTTTTAACATATCAGACATCTTACCGCCTGCTTTGTAACCTTTTTTCTTCATCATTGGTCTGTCTCCTTGTAAAGATTATTGAACACTCTTTCAGTATCCCAAACGTAACCTACGTCTTCTTTTGAGTTATAAGTATGTTGGTTTGGTTTAAAATCTGGAGCGCCTTGCCCTGTCTCAAACCACGCAGGGTGCGTTACACGAACCCGATTATTTGGTAATGCTACTATGTTACCTGTATACTCCCCAGCATCTAATAATTCAAGTACGTGGCTTTGTTTGTGTTGTGCAGGATCATCAGCTACTTCACTATCAGTGTAATCCACCGTAAATAAATACTTAGCGGGGTAAAACTCACCATCTACTTTGGCTATCCAAGGGGCAGGAGAAGCTCGTTCTAGTTTGTATACAGAATGGTAATGGGACATACAGTCCCAAGGTTGTGCTAGGTAAGGTGGTAGTTCTGTAGGCCACTCCTCTAAAGGTGTATCAGCTACAAGCGCTGTAAGCGGTAGCCTAGCCCACATAGCTCCACCATGTATATTTTCTTCGTCTTCATCATCAGACTCACAACCAGTAAAAATAACTTGAAAACTAAGAGTACGGTTAGGCATTGTAGTGACACCAATAACCATACAGTGCAAAAACTCACCGTGGTACTCTTCTAAGTTTTTGGTGTATTCTCTACGTACCCACGCTTTGAAATAGGGAATACTGCTAGTTAAGTAAGGCATTACTTTTGCAGCTCCTTTTTCTTACGTTTTTTAGCTGCAACCTTTTTTCGTTTTTGTGACAGCTTGGACGCAGGGTTTTGTATCTGCTTGCTCATCTGTGCGCGTGCTATAGCCATCTAACAATTCCACTTCCGTAAACTCTTGTTTATACGACTATCTGGATCATTAGCTGTCTTAGAGCTTGTATTACGTTTCTTCATACCCTTCATGCGAGCGCAGAAAGATTTACGTCGGTTAGCCGCTTTAGAACCTTTTTTAAGTTTACTAGGCTTTGTGGTAACCGCTGTTTTTAGTTTACTTCCGGGGTTAGCTTTCCGGTAGCTGGCAACGCCTTTAGCATTGAGACCACCAGATTTACTTTTTCCCTCTTTACGAGTCCAAGCAGGAGACTTTTTGACGGAGCCTCCTGATTTGTAATAACTCCGCATGTATCACCTCTAGTTGTAGAAGACTGTCATGGCGGTAATGTTTGTCATCGCCGTTATTAACACGTCGTTTTGGCAACGTATCCCCGCTTGAGGTATGTTTACCGAGTGAGAGTCTGAAGCTTTAAAATCAAGATCAAGCACCGTTGTACCGCCAGCACCATCAGTAATGGTCAACCGACCAGCACCGCCACTAGAAGTTAATACTTGTACCTGACGAATGCGTGCCGGCCCTACAGCCAACGATGCAGCGCTTGTAACTCGTTTGGTTTGAACGTCAGAATGAGACATACGCTATTCCTTCTTTTTTGAAGGACGCCCACGTTTTTTAACTGGTTTTTCTTCCCACGCCTCATTTACATCAGGTGTAGCAGGGTCATCAGCTTTAAGCGTGCCGTCTTCTTTTCGTGCGCGAACTTTAACAGCGCCGATCCCTCGAGCTGCTAGTTCTTCTTCAGTTGGGGGTGCAAATCTACTCATAGTTCACCCCTTACGATGCTGCTATTGTAGCACCAGTGTCAGAACGCTTCCAGTTTGTTCCGTCAGAGAAAGCCAATATTGCGGAGCCGCCAGCTCCATTAGATACAAATACAACAGTACCTGCGCCAGCCGCTGAAGCTGAAGGTGCATTTGCAACTGTGTATGTTGGGACAACGATGTCACCGATGAAACCGTTGTTAGAGGTCACTGGACCAGAAAATGTAGTATTCGCCATGAATATATCCTCACATGCGAGTTAAGTGAATCCGTCTGCATGTCGTCAGTCGGGCCTGTCAGATTCACGGGGTATTCCCGATAATTGTTAGCATACCATCGCATAACGTAATATGTCAACAAAAAGAAAGGGGCCACCGAAGCAGCCCCTCTCCAAAACAAATGTTCTAAGCTTATGCGCCCGGAGAACCAAAGATTCCTAATGGATCAGATACACCAAACGAGTAACGCTCACGAGCTTTGTAGCGGCTGTTGCCAGTATCAAAGTCAGCATCCATCGAAGTAGCCATTGGGCTACGTGTGAAGTGTTTTAGACCATTTGGAACGTCTGTCATCAAGAACCACGCATCAGTGTCTGTTAGATAGTGGTTTACAGTGTAACCACCCGGAACAGAACCGTTGTTGCGTATAGCGTTGATGTCGTTGTCCGCAGTACCTAAACGACCTTCTGTTTCTAACAAACGTGTTGCAACGAATTGCAAGTTTGGCGGAATCACAAGTTTCTTAGGTTTTGCTGCAATCAATAGGCCACGCTCGTCTGTCCAACCTGCGATTTGAATGATAGCTGCCTCAAGGGAAGTTTCGTTCAAGTCCGCAGCAACTGCTGGTTCATTTGAGTTAGTGCCGCCATCGATTAGCGGGTGGTCAGTAGCACATAATGACTTGCCGTCACCGTATGTAGTACCAGCAGCGAAAGCATTGTTTAAAATGTTAGCCGCTTTGACCTGCTTAGTGTACGCCATAGCGCGAGCCAGTGCTTTAGTATAACGAGACGATAGTGAATCGTACAAGTTATCTTCAATAGCTTCCTCAGTGATAGAGAAACCCATTGCCACTGTTTCGTGTGTGTAGCGTGCAGTGAAAGCTTCTTGAGCATTGTCATACTCAATAGAAGAGCCTTCTGACTTAGTTGGTGCAGCACCAAAGCCAGATAGTTTTGTTTCTTCCTCAAAAGAACGATCTGATGATTCAGTTTCAAAAATTTCGGCGTGTTCTTCACCGTATTTTGCATATTCCAAACCGAACAATGCGTTCAATCCGGGTAACAGTTCTTTTAGTAACTGTGCGCGTGAAATAGCCATGAATTATTCTCCTACGATACCGGTACCCATTTGGTGGTACGGTGAGTTAATTTTCACTAATACATCAGTATAAGCATCGCCAATAGCAGAACCCGGTTTTGTTACAAAACCAACAACTTTAAATGCTTTAGTTGCCGTAGCAGTAGTAGCATCGAGTTGTACGTTAGATTTACCAGTAGTTGTGTTTACTGAAGTTGTAGCATTTTGTGCGGCTGATAAAGGCGCATTGTGGCCCAATGCAGCTTGAGCGATTGCTCCGTCTGCTTGTACTTGGAAAGTAACATTTGGGTCAGTTACAACATAAGCTGTAGCATTAGCTGTCCCTGAAGGGTAATACTGAGAGAAGATTAATTGACCTTGAGCATTTAAATACTCACAGCCAACAAACACTCCTAAAGCACCGATAGCATTACCACCAAGGTTGTTAGTAGTTGCATCTGCGCCAGTACCAGAGGCTAGTTGTACGTAACCTGCAGCGATCTCAACAACAGAGCCGTAGCCGATGTTCTGAGCCACACCTGCAGGAGTAATTAAAAACGAATCTTGAGCGCCAGCATAAGGCATACCGTCAGATCGTTTTACGGGTACAAACCCGTATCCTGAACTTGTAGTAGACATGATATATGTATCCTATATAGATTAAATTTAAGTTCCTTTACCGAATGTTACTTTGGTCTTGCGATCATTGAACAACGGCATTCGAGGGTCATTCTCACGCATGAGGTTGTTATCAACAGAACTCATTTGACCATCAGTCTGTTGTTGGAAATAGTCGTTTCTTTCATCAACCATTTCTATCGGCGCTTTGCAGAGTAATAAACCACCTATAACTACGTTATCTCTAAAACGTTCTTGTTCTACAGTAACCATAGAGATTTCTGGGTGATCTTCAGCTCTTACAGGCGTCCAACCTTCACGTAACTTTGACGAGACATTGGTAGCGTCTACTTGGCCTTGGTTACTTACGCGAATCCATCTGAAGCTATATCCAGCTTGTGGCGCAGGAGACGGTAAAGTCTCTGGGCGTGTCCAAGCCTTCTTGCGGACAGTTTTTTCACGTTTTTCTAATTCGCGGTCTATGCGATTCTCAGCCATTTGCTTTCCTCATATCTATTGCAACCTGTTTGGCGTATTGTTCGGGTGTCAACCCCAACTTCTTAGCGATTTGTACCTGAGTGCGTGTCAACGTCACTTTCCGTGCTGCTTGGCTCCGCGTTGCGGGGGCAACCACTTGGGTCTTCTTTCGCTTCGGTTCAGCATCCTCGAAGTTTTCGGGGAATACTTGACGCATACGAGAGTTAATAGTCTCGTAGTATTCATCACTTTGTGGGCTTACGCCCTGTTTGACAAGTTTATTGTGCAACCCCAGCGCTAAACTCGTCATTTCGTCGTCGCTTCCAAACCACGTATTGGCTTTTTGCCAGTCTGCAGCTCGGCTATCAACTTGTACTGCCGGAGCGGGTTGTTCTGTTTCTACTTCTACAGGGGTTTCTGGTTCCTGTAAAGATGGTAATTTGAAGTTTGCTAGTCTATCAGCCTTTAACTTAGCATTGGTTAACTTTTCTTGTGCATCCAATACTGCATCAGAGTCACCAGATTCATACGCTGCTTTATATTCGCGTTTAGCATTTTCTGACTCAATAGAAGCATTTTTCTTAGCTTGTTCAAGTAACGCTGTCTGATTCTTACTTACATTACCCTTTAGCTTCTTATTTTCTTCCATAAGTTGCTGAGTGACTCTTTCAAGTTCTTGACTTTGGCGATGAGCTTCTTCTTTAGCCCTGCGCTCGTCGTGGTAACCTTTGCTAAAATGCTGGATACGTTTACGAACCTTGTCAGAGTAATCTTCAAGTTCTTCATCCGTAACATCTGCCGGAGGCTCTGAAGCCTTGCGGTTACGATCTGCTTTAGGTGTATCATCTACAACCTCCACTTCAAAGTCGTCTTCCGAAGTTTCCTCGACTTTTTCCTTAGCTTTTGGCTCAGGAGTCTCTTCTACTTCCATGAAGTCTTCTTTAGTTTTCTTGCCGGATATATCAATTTCAACTGAACCAGAATCTTCAATATCTAGTTTGTTGTCCTCTGGCTCCGGAAATTCAAATTCTACTTTCTGAAATGCCATATCTACGCCCTCTGAATGCCTGCTGGATCGTCTACAACTGCTTCGATTGAATCATCGTTCATTAGTCGATATTCAACGCCACCTATTGTAAAACGTGTTCCTGAGTTCATACGAAACATAACGAAGTCGCCTTCCTTACACCAAGGTCCGGTGGGGAAACGTTCGTCATCAGAGTACGCTTGATTACCCATATCCACAACAAGTCCTATGATAGACATGATATGGTCTTGAGTTTTAGCTGTTTCCGTTTTCAGGATCGATGTCCCTGCTACGGTTTCTTCGGGTTGTGGTAGTGCTACCAACACGCGGTATCCCACGGGTTTAGGTAGTTGTAGTTCCAATTCAGCATCGCTGATTTTAACTGCTGCTTCAGTCATCATCGTTTTCCATATAGTTTTTCGCAAGGTCTTCAATGTATTGTTTGCTGGCTTCGAGACCCCGAATTAAGCCAACAACTTCCCTAAATTCCGCATAGTCTTTAGGTGACCCTGCGGTTAAGAAACTCTGTGCAGACGAGATGTCCTCGCCGATTTTACCTTTTAGCACGTCAAAGACGGTTTTAGCCATGATGTATTATGACTCCTTTTTAGGTTTTTGTTTTGATTGCATCATTCTAGCAGTTTCAAGACCGATCTTGTTGCGTTCGGCACGCCCTGCCTGTTCTAACTTAATACCTTTTTCTTCTGCTTCTATCGTAAGTTCTGCTTGATCTATCTTGACGCGTTCGGCGTCTAACATAGCAGAGGTGAGGTCTTTAGCTTTCTGCAGTTTTAGTTTTTCTTGTTGCAAGGCGCTATCTGCTTGGTCTTTTTGTGCTTTGCGTTGCTCTTCAGCTTGTTTGATCTGCAGCTCTGCCTGTTTCATCTGTATGATTGGGTCTTGCTGTTGCTGTTGAGCTTTCTGCTGCGCGGCTTGTTTCTGGTTAGCCTGCGTTAGTTGCTTGCCTGCGTCTGCAACCAGACGTGACAGTTGTACTTCCATATCCTCGTCCATCTCCTCGTTTGGAGCCGGTAGTGGTACACCAAGCTTCTCTTCGATCTTGGTGCGATATGAGAACCCTAAGTGTTCGGCAATGTGAGCCTGTAGCGAAGCCATGATCTGTTTGGCCTGTGGGTTCTGTCCGATCATCTGAGCCATCATAGGGTCTTGCATGAACGAGGTATGCGTAGCTATGTGTGCCTCATGGTCTTGGTAGATAAACGCTTTTACCGGCTTGCCTACTAGGGCATCCATATTCTCGCTTATCGGATCGGTTGGTTTTGCGTCGTCCTTAGTTGGAACGAGTTTGTCAGCGTTCTTCACGCCCAATACTTCTATCATCTGGCGATGTAGCTGTGGTAAGTCGTATATCTGTGGTGCTTGCGACGACATCTGCAGGACAGTCTGATACTGTACCACACGTTGCGCCATAGTCGAGTTATTAGGGTCACTGACAGGGATCACGTCCACCATCATGTAATCTTCCCTTTTAGCTCCTACCTCGCCTCTAGCGGGTATATAAGCGTACTCTTCAGGGGCATACTCTGCCATGATTGCTTTGAGTAGTTTAAACTCTTGCTTCATCGCGTAATGTACGCGTGCTTGCACCGCAGCCATAGGTTTTAGTGTGCGCTCTAGTAAGGCTAGTGTAGTACCCACAGGAGCGTTGGCAGACATGTCAGATATGTCCATATCGCTTATAGCACCTAGTCGTCGCCCTTCAGTAGTAATCTGGTTGAGAAGCGCTAGGAGCGTCTGTGAAGGCTCTTTGTAAGGTAGCGGCATGATGTTGTCACGGATTGACCCTGACGGCACGTCTACGTCCTTAAATTCACCCGGCTCGATAGGTGTATCATCTCCCTTGATACGCAATCCACGGGACTTTAACCCTCCCGGGAGGTTGGAGAGCGTACCCGCGTCTACGAGTTGACGTATCAAGGAAGTACCGGCACGGGCGTACCCACCGATAATATGTATCAGGCCAAGGCCATAAAACCCAAATCCCGGTACATAGTTGTAGTGGACGAAGTGCTGGCGCTTGAGTGTGAGAGGGTCACCCTCCTCGTAGTTTCTACGGACCGCCAGCACTTCTCCACTTCCACGCTCAATCGTGACGACATATGGTCGAGCAATCCCATCCTCGTCATCAATACCTTCTATAAGGAGGTCGGCGTGTATTTCGTAGATAGCGTAGCGGTCATCATCAGTGAGCGAATAGCCCCCTTCTTCCGCTTTCTTCTCTTCGATGTCTGTGTGGTAAGGCTCTGGCTCCCCAAGGTCTATGTCTCTATAGAACTCTGCGGCCTGTAGCTTCTTCAATTCATTCTTAGTTTTACGCATTACGTGTGTTACACGCTCTGCAGACTCAATATTCGACGCGCCGTAAGGCACAATCACGTCTTCTGCTGAGATATAAATAGCAGCTTGACGCCCTAAATTAGGGTCAAAATACACCTTTTTAAACGCAGAACCTGCTAAACCAAGGCTATACAGCATACGTTCATGTTCTGGTCGGTACTCAACCATGTTTTCAGTCAATTCGTAGTTCATATCGGCCATAACACGGGCAGCCGCTTCGTCTTTTTCCTTGGATTCTACCCCAAGTATCTTAGTTTTTACTGGTCCAGCCGCTGGCATGGTCTCACTCACGGTCTCAGCTTGGAACCTTATAGCTGCTTCAGCTAAAACAGTAGAGTTTACGCCACATGCACCCTCCCAAGGCTCGGTACGTTCCTCATATTTGAAGCCCAACACGTCTAAACCTTTAACGAACGTATCTGCCCAGTCCTTACGACCCTCAATATCGGCCTTTACTTGCCCAACAAGCTCACCTGACAGCTCATCAAGGGCATCTTCACTCATAGATTCAGCTAAATTACCACCAAACTCAGTGAAATCACCCTCCATCCCGGGCATTATGGTTATCTCCATGCTCCCATCGGACAGAGTTACTGACTCTGGATCAACAATCTCAATCTCCATTTCAGGGATTTCCATCTCTTCCATGCCCTCGAGGTCACCTTCTAAGTCTTTTAGCCCCAGTGGAGCAGCGTATAGTCCTTTTTCAATAGCCATTGCTAATCCTTTTAATAATATCCGCCTCGGCGTCGTTTAAAGAACCGTTCTTCTTCTGGTTCGTCACTAGGTAATCTGATAAATCCGCCCTGCCTAAACCGCATCAGAGCCATAACTGTAGAGTCCACGAGGTCATCATTACTCATAAATGGAAATCCTGCAATCTCTTCGACCACTTCTTCAGCCCACCGTGTCTCTGGCACCCAGCAAATCCCAGATGCTACTATGTCTGCAACGGAATTAAGTCTAGCTAACTTATCTCCTGACCCCCTATGTGGCGTGTACTCCGATACTGGCAAACCCATACGCCGCATCTCTTGATACAAGGCTACACCAGAACTTTTCTTCTCCACAATAAACGAATCAGGTTCCCAGTCGTGGTACTCTTCCATCGCAAGTTGTTTAAGTTCTGGGAACTCTATACGACGTTTTATACTATTTAACAATATAATATTGTAAGCTTCGGTCTCTTCGTTCAAGAAAACACCCCATGTAGTAAGTGCTGTGAAGTCTGCACGGTTATGTTTCTCGGCTGCCGCATCAAGCGACATGATAACATATTCACACGGAGGTGGTGAGTCGGGTATCCACTTGTTCCACCACTCCCGCTTGACCATAGCGGCCTCTTCGGTAGTGGGTTTCTGTTGATATTGGGAGTTCCATTGGAACACAGGCATTGATGCTTTGGTACGCAGTAAGGCTTCTAGGTCAAAGAACTCAGGCCATAGCGGTTTCTGTACAGTCTTTTTAGTTTTCTTATCTTCTATATCTAGTATTGCAGGGAACTCGACCACATTATACTGGTCAGCTCGCTCATTTTTGCCCATATCACGCACCACTCGACCAGTTAGATCGTCTAAATGCCAACGTGTCTGTATAATTGCAACACGACCCCCGGGCATCAAACGTGTACGCGCACCGAATGTAAACCACTCATAGGCTTTCTCAAATACACCAAAGTTCCCGTTAATTACATCTTGCTCAGAATGTGGATCGTCCACAAGCAGTAAGTCAGCGCCACGCCCAGCCAGAGCAGAACCAATACCACACGCATAATATTCTCCCCCGACATTTGTATTCCACCTTCCTGCTGATTTACTATCTTGTGCTAATTTTACTGTAGGGAATATAGATCGGTACGCTTCCATAGCTATTAAGTTACGAACTTTACGTCCAAAATCCACCGCTAGGTCTGTCGTGTGTGAGACCATCATAACTTTCTTATCTGGGTTCCTACCTAAGAACCATGCTGGAAAGAAGATAGACACAAGCTGTGACTTACCATGTCGTGGTGGAATGTTGACACATATACGGTCTTCATCCCCAGATTCAATCGCCATAAGCATGTCTGCAAGGATTCTGTGGTGCTTTCCCACTATGAACTCCGGCATCATTAGCTTACAAAACTCTATTAGGTCATCATATGCACCCTTATTAACGGCTCTGACGCTGAGTTCATCGACCATACGGTCAATCTCAGCAACTTCTTCCTCACTAAACGAGTCTAAGTTGGCCAACATGACCTCAATCTCAGCTTCATCAAAGGCAAGAACGTCAGTCGTCATCATCAAACCCAAATTCTTCGTTAATATCTATATCGTTCGGGGTCAAAACCACTGCATCTTCTACTTCAGGCTCTGGATTTACCAGTTTTGCAAGCTTGCTACGTAGTTTTTCTTTAATATCATCAGTGGTTTGGTGTGTAATCGTTACTTCGGACTTCTCTGTGAACAATCCTACGTCTGAAATCTTACCTAGAAGCTCTAATGCACGCATTCGTACACGAGGATCAGGGTTTTCAGTCTCCATGACAAGCTTGTTGGTCACTAAATTGCGTAATTGCTTCGAAGATTCTACCACAGAGTGGTTAAATTCATCAATTATAGCACCTGTCATCTTAATAGAAGGGGGTGTTAGCTTTGCTGCACGCTTGTGTGTCACTTTTCGGGACGTTTTGTCGGGTTCTTGTGCAAATGCGGTAGCCAAAACAGCGGCGACTTCCTTATCTCCCTCATCAGGAGTGGTGTCTAGCCCATGTTTCTCTAATTCTTCGACAGTTTTAGCCATCGCAACTGCACGATCTGGCAGATGTAACTGCTTTACTTCATCTTCTAAGGGTACACCCATCTCTGGGGTAAGATTCATTGTCATAACACATCGCAGGTTGTTAACCGGTAACGTAATAATAGGATACAAAAAATTTTTTATCAAGGGTTTTCAAAAAGGGGTGGGGGGTTTTCAAAAAATACAACTTTATTCATCCAGATTAGTAATAATAGGTACATAGGAGTCCCGTTAACAGACAGCGGTGGGGTGGGGTAGGGTATGCCTTCGATATAACGTTTTTCGGGCAGTTGCCCGAATGGTATTTAATGCTGTTTTGTTTGTTTTTATGGGTATACCTGTTGAATGGTGTAACATCTTATGGCATAAATAACTTATTGGAACGCCACAATGGATAGCCAAGGTTCTTGAAAGGAACATATTATGTCAAAGACTACTAAAACAACTAAGACTACAGTAACCGCATTAGAAAAGCTTGGTGCAGGTGCAGAGACTATTGGAGCATTCGAAGCAGGCGCGTTGGTTAAGATAGGCCAAGCGGCAAAAGGGGCAGATGATGTTATCAACCCGCTAATTCAAACTATGTACACCAACGGAATACGTGCTAACGATTGGAAAGCAAAAGCGGGATTGCCTGCAGGTTCTAAAATACCTGCTGAACATACTAAAGCTTACCAAGAGCGTCTTGCATTTTTTGGCCAAGGTGTTTGGAGCGTAGCAGATAAGGTGGCACTAAAACAGCCTGCACCAAAAGTAGGCGACTTCAAAACAAAAGGTGATTTTCTAGCGGCAAAAGCAGAACGCAAAGCATTACAAGACAAACCATCAACCAAGATGAAAAACCTTGCAAAACGTTTTGCCACACTAGCCAAGAATGACCCCGATAACAAAGAGGTCAACGGTGCTAATGACAAAGCGACGGCGATTGAAACACTAGGAAAGAAAATTGCAGAGTGTATTAAGTTACTACAAAGCGACCGACCATTTCCAGATACGTTTGAACATGATATGGCATGTTCAACTCTAATCGCCTACAAAAATACATACATCAAATAATACTACCAACCCCAGAGCCAAACGGTTCTGGGGTTTTTCTTTGTCCAAAATTCGGGCAGCTGCCCGAAACATTTGATACC